TGGGTAGTAGTTCCAAAAGCTTTTTGTGATTTAACAATAGACTTTTTTGAGAGATTAACTAGCAAATATCCTGTCTCAGGAAGTGAAGAATTATTAGAAAATTTTAAAAATATAAAAAAATATTTATAAAAATTAAAAGGAAAATTATGACAACCAGAGGAGTAGAACTGTAAAAATAAGACCTACGTAAGAAAAGTGTTATGTCTTGGAATCTTTGGAAGAAGAAACGTAGGCCTTATATGAGTAATCAATAATTAACGGACTAATTAAAGATAGGTAAAAATATGACGGAAAATACTAGAAAAGTAAAGGACTACATAATTTCAAGAAAAGAAATATCAAATTTATATTTGAACATGGAAGACGGTATATCAACACATAGTTTATCAATGTGGCTTAAGTCAAAAACTGATGATCAATGGGTGGTAATGCCAAAGTTTTTTTGTGCTATGACAATTTTATTTTTTGAAGAAAAAGCAGAAGAAAATTCAGGAAAGTTATCTTTTTATAAAGACTTAATGCAGGAGTTAAAAGAGTTAAAAAACTATTTGTAAGGACAGATGTGCGATGAATAAGAAAAATAAAGATGTACATTATACCGCTATTTTTAGCCATTATGTCGCAGTTAAACATGAGCCTCATTATGTTTTTACTACCGAGCAGGCACTTCTAGTTAAGTGTAGAGATTACCCTGACATGATAGGAGAGTTAAACGCTTATGATAGAGTAAAACTTACTGCTGAAGTTCAAGAAACATGTAAGGACGGGATAATACTGCAAAATGTGGAATGGAGGCCGGTAAATGAGTAATAGAGAGACTTTTTTGCTTGATCGTAAGCTTGGCATAGGGGGCTCTGACATTGCCCCTATCATGAAAATATCACCATTTGCCACGCCTTTAGATGTCTATAGAGACAAGATGAACCCAGAAATTATTTATGAGGAGGAAAGCGAAGATTTAAAACGCGGGGCTAGAGTTGAGAAGTATATATTGCAGGAATATTGCGAGGTAAACGGCTTGGAGCTTGAAACTAATCTATCGCCTTTTATCCATCCAGAATATCCGTTTATGCGGGGTAATATAGATGCCAAGGTGGTTGGCCAGAATGTTATTGTTGAGGCTAAATCTACGAAATGCCCGATTGCCAAATGGGAGGAAGGAATACCCGAGTATTACAGAACACAGGTTGCATATTACGCCATGCTTACAAATGCCGATAGAGTAGACGTTCCCGTGTTATTCAGTAATTGGCAATATGCTTGTTTTACTTACTGGCGAGACTTGGAATATGAGGCTCGGATTCGGCAAGCGGTTATAGATTTCTGGAACAATCACATTGTAGCAGGTATTCCTCCTGCTCCTTCTAATCCTGCTGAGTTATATGAAGTTTATCCTAAGTTAGAGAGTGCTAAAATAATCAAAGCTGATAGTGATATTAGGGAAAAGGTTAACATATGGCAAGAAACCTCGTTAAGACGCAGAGAACTTGAGAAACAAGAAGAAAAGCTAAAAATTGAAATCCAAAATTTTATGGGTGACGCAGGTATTCTTGATTCTGGGTTCTGTAAAGTAGCCTTAAAGGAAAGAACTGCTACCAGACTTAATACTTGTGCATTAAAAGAAGCTATGCCTAAGCTTTACAAGGAATATTCAAACGATAATACATATAGAATTCTGCAAATTATAGGAGGGTAAAATGAGCGCAACAACTATACCAAATGGAAATTATCAAAACGAGGAATTACATCAATCGGCAATATCGGTTTTTGAAGGGGAAATACAAACAAGCCAAAATAACGTCCATAGAGAAGTAAAAACCGATAATATGAGTAATCATAGCTTAAATACCGACTTTAACGCTGAGGGAGTTTCTATGGAGGTTATAGAGCAGGATAAAGTCGCAGTAATAGTACCGAAACCAAAAGATGGAATATATGAACTCTGTAATACAAGAAAAGACAAGTTATTGCCGTTTCTAAATAACAATACACTGCTTTTTGAAAAGCTGGCTAGGTCTTTTGCATGGGAAATCAACACTAACGATAAATTAAGGATATGCAGTCAGTTATCGATCATTAATGCCTTTTATAAATGTTGCGAATACGGACTTGATCCTGCTTCTTCTCTTGGACAGGCATGGCTTATTCCTTACAAATCAACAATTGACTTGCAAATAGGCTATAGAGGATGGCTTAAGCTTTTATTTAACAATCCACACGTTGCTAATGTTTACTCTTACGGGGTATATAAGGATGACTTCTTTGAGTATGAGCTTGGGATGAATCCTAATATTAAACATGTTCCGTCTAAAGAGAAGCAGCATAAGGATAACCTGATAGCGACTTATGGAGTAGTAAAGCTTAAATCAGGTGAGGCGCAAATAAAGCTGTGTTTCAGGGATGAGATTAACGAGAGTATGGAGTGTTCCCGTAGTTCGCATAAGCCTGACTCGCCATGGGTAACTCATTTTGAAGCGATGGCGTTGGTCGTTCCTATTCGGAAACTGGGAAAGAATCTAGGCTTGCCGCTAAGAGTTGAAGACTATGACGAAGTTGTAAATTCTGAAAATAAATAGCTCTTGATTATAATTGTGGTTTCTACTAACTTGAAAGCCGTTAGTGATGACTACAAACCATCATTACAAAATCAATCTGTTAGCCTTGAGCTTTTTGCTAGGGGTTTACTGTTATAAGTGCTTCTGGCATGAAGGCAGTAAGTAGTTGTTTTTAAATGACTGTTTGTAGCCCCTAGCACCTATTTTAATAAGCTAAAAGGTTGATTATGAATAATTACAGATACGATTTTGAACTATACACCTTAAATGAAATTCTTACCAATGATGCTAGATTATTTCTTAATACATAGTATCTAACGCCTTAAGTAAGGCACAAGCCATTCAATACAAAGATAATACTGTATTCGTAATATCGGAAGAACAATATAAAAAACTTTTGGAGGTTTAAGATGGCTTTAATAAAAGCTCATTTTGTTTCTTGTGAGGAAATCTCTGATCTTCTCAAGGGCATGACAAGAGAGATATCTACGCATGACTTGTCTATGTGGCTTAAGTCAAAGACTGACGATCAGTGGGTAGTAGTTCCAAAAGCTTTTTGTGATTTAACAATAGACTTTTTTGAGAGATTAACTAGCAAATATCCTGTCTCAGGAAGTGAAGAATTATTAGAAAATTTTAAAAATATAAAAAAAT